GGTCGTCTCCGGGAAGTCGTACATCTCGTGGACCGGGATCTCCCACTTGCCCAGCTGCGGGGTGGCGGTCGTCGGACGCGGCGAGGACTCGCCCACCCACCCGGCAGTACCCTCGCCGCGGTCGATGGGACCCTCGATGCGGTCGGTGCTGATCGTGATGACCGACGCCATCTGGCGCATGGGAGAAGACTCGTAGATCTTCTTGATCATGCGTCCCGAGGTGTCCGGCGTCACGGTGTAGCCACCGTCCGGATCGGAGCCGACCGACATCGCGGCGCGAACGTCGCGAGCATCGCCCTTCCTCATGTAGACGTCGAGGCCGCGCTGGTAGGCCTTGAAGTCGTCGACCGACAGCTCGGGAATACCAGCCTGGATCGACAGCTCCTTGGCCGCCTTGGCGAGGTCGACGCCGTCACGCGAGCCGGACAGCTCGGCAGCCGCCGCACGCGAGGCCACGTCCTTGAGCTGATCCTGCAGCTGGTCGATGGCCGAGTTGATGCGGTCGATCTTCTCGCTGCGGACCACGTCCTCCTGCCCCTTGCGGAGCTCGGCGATGGCCTTGTCGTTCTCCTCGCGGAAGGACGCCACGGTCTGCATCAGCTTCTCGGAGAGAGCCTTGATCTCGCTGGTCTCGGCGCGGACAGCCGTGACGAGCCCGCGATGCTTCTGGTGATGGGTCATGTCTTCTACTTTCTGTTGAGGGTATCGATGGCGAACTGTAGAGCGTCCGCCAGTTCCTTGGCTCCGGCCACAGGCTCGGAGAACGAAGCAGCCGCGGGCGTGCCTCGCTTCATGTCCGCGATGAGGCTACGGCGCTCAGCGCGGGGCATTCCTTGACGAATGAGGGCAGCCTCGACACGACGAACGCTCGAGAGCGCTTTCGTGTCTGTGTCCTCCTTCTTCTCCGGTTCGGGCATCGTGCGATCCGCCATGCCCTCGGCGATGGCACGATCTGCACTGAACCAGGTTTCCTTGTCCATCCAGTTCTGGACGGTGGCCTTCGACTTGCCGGTGCGCGAGGCATACAGCCCCACCATGGCCTCATCGAACGGCTCGAGCAGATCCGCCGCCTCGCGGAAGTCGTGTCGATTGCCGACTGCCACAGCCCAGGCGTTGTGGATCATGATGAAGCCCGCCTCGGAGACCTGCAGATCGTCGGCGGCCATCGCCACGACGGAAGCAGCGCTCGCAGCGAGCCCCAGGACTCGGACGGTCACCTTTGCCTTGTGATCCCGCAGCAGCGAGTACATGGCGATGCCCTCGAAGAAGTCACCGCCGGGCGAGTTGATGTTGACCTGGACGTCTCGGTCGCCGATGTTCCTCAGGATCGCAGCCAGCTTCCTGGCAGTCCATCCTTCGCCATACCAGTCAGCGCCGATGGCGTCGAGAATGTTGATCGAGGCTTCGTCGTCCTGAGCCTTGACCGCGGTATCCCAGCGGTCGAAGACGGGCTCCTCAATCAGAGCCTCTATCTTGCTCGGTTTCTTGAGAGCCTGGATCGCGGGAAGGGTCCTCAGAGTCATCCGTAGTGCCTCCAGCCGTGTTGGGCGGGTCAAAGTATTCGCCGCCCTTACCGTCGGGCCGCGGGTTCAGGTCGAGCATGGCTCGAACGTCATCAGGTGAAAACACGCCCCACTGAAGCCCCTTGACGAAGCTGTCCCACTGCGTCCGGGTGTCGCCCTTCAGCAGACCTCCCGGAAAGAAGCGGAAATCGTACTTCTCCTGCTCCTTCGGGTCGAGTGTGTCGCGCTTCAGCGACTCTTGCCAGGCCACGAACCAGTCGTTGACCGTGTACTGGACAAATCCGATGTTCTGCTGCTCGATACCGGAGCCCCAAGACGTCTGTTTCTCGGTTGCACCAATCATATGAGGCGGCACGCCAAAGAACATGGCGATATCGTAGCGCTGGAAGTCCCTCATCTGCAGAAACTGAGCGTCGGAGGCCGACATCGCCACCTTTTCGTACTCCATGCCCTCTTCGAGGATCCTCGTGGCGCCGGCGTCCTCAAGACTGCCGTCAGACGACCGCCACGACTCCTTCAGGCGGTTGTAGACCTCCTGAGAAAGCTTTCGAGGATGCTTCAGGATGCCCGCGGCGAGCGAACCGTTGACGAAGATCTTTGACGCGGCTCTTTCGCCCTGAATGCTGAGGCCCAGAGCCTCCCTCATGTAGGAAAGTGGAGACAATCCCGTCACGCCATCGAGCGTCATGCCGCGAATATGGAGCAACTCGCTCGACCGAAGGATCAGCTCACGTCCATCTGGCCTGGTTACCCGATAAATCAGCCTGCCGTCGACCTCCTGCTCCACCTGAACGCGGTCGGGGCGCACCGGGATCAGCGCCGAAATGCTCCTGCCGAGCTTCACCTTGCGGGCGTAGGCATTGCCACGGAGCAGAAGGTGCATTTGCAGCATCTTCTTGAACTCCTGTGGCGTCTGCCACGGGTTCGGGCGGATCGTCATCACCTCCCGCATCGGGTGACCCACAGCGGGGCGACGTTCGTTCTCTCCGACACGCTCGACGAGGTCGAAGGGCAGCGAAGAGATGACGCTGCTGATGATCTGAATGCACCGCCAGGCAGCGGCGACCCTCATCGCCGACGTCTCAGAGATCGTGACACCGGCAGTAGACGAGTATCCGCCACTCCATCCACGAATGAAGCTGGCCAGCTCCTCAGGAGTGGCGGTCCTCATGTCTATCGTCTGCTCCGCTCGCGGGAGGAGCAGCTGGGCCGCTCGAGCCAGAAGTCCCATTGGTTGCTCCTTAAACCGTCAGAAGGCCTCGCTCCTCGTAGACCGACGGACCCGCACCTTCGACACTGCTCGCCACACCCATGGCCATGGCCGCAGCCACCATGCCATCGATGCGACCTGACGACTTGTTCTTCGCCAGTTTTCGGTTCTTGGCCGGGTCTTCGATCACTCGAGCGTTGGCAGCGCACATTCGAAGCACAGGATGGTTGCCGTGGACGCATCGCTTGTTGAGCAGCTCAGCCTCGAAGAAGTTCAACGCCGGAGCCATCGACTGAAAGCCTTGACCAAACGGCTCGAACACTTCGTCCACGTCGTCCTCGTGCATCCCGTTCCGGACGAGCCAGGTCCTGAGATGCTTGAAGCCCCACCGATCATAGGCGATCTTGTAGACGTCATGAGTCTGAATGAAGTCGATAATCCACTGCGCCACGTAGTCGTAGTCCACGCTCTTGCCCGGCGCGGCATTCAAGAAGCCTTGAGAGTGCCACAGGTCGTAGGGCACTCTGTCCTCCTGAGCCTTGTCGATAAGCCCGTCTTCGGGCAGCCAGAACGTCGGGTGGATCTGCCACAGGCCATTTACCTTGCCGATAGCGACGAACGCCGTCAGGTCGTTCACCGACGACAGGTCCAGGCCACAGTAGACAGGGACGTTGTTGATCGGCAGCAGCTCGCCGGCGTTGTCGTTCCAGACGACGCGGCTGACGAAGGGCGAATTGGCCTCGACGCGGCGGTTCAGCACCAGGTTCTCATACGAAGCCTGCTTCGAGGGCATGCGCTTCGCGTTATCCCGCATCTTGAACACTTCGGTCTTGTTCATGAAGTAGTCGAAGGCGGGATTTGCGGCTCGGATCGCCTCCTCCGAGAACGGATCGAGGTCGTCCGAAGCCGTATGAAGCCGGACAACAATCGAAGGATCGTGTCCGGCGAGCGCGTCATCGATCAGGATCGACAGCAGGTCGCCGTCTGATGGCGCCTGAGTACTGATGATGATCGAGAGCGGCTCTTCCTGTGCTGCAGTAGCAGTTTCGAGCGCGTCATAGAGCTCCGAGCGCGGTCCTTTCACCTGCCCGAGCTCGTCATGTATCACCACAGCCGGGGAGAGGCCGTAGGACGTGCTGGCGTCAGCCGACAGCGCCCTGTACTCGGTCCCCAGCTCCTCGCACACTAGGATCTTCGCTGACGCTCGCGGCTTGACGAACCGACGGAGCGTGGATGACATTCTGACCATCTTCCAGGCGAGCGAAAAGAGAACAGCTGCCTGATCTCGGGATTGCGCTGCCGAATAAAGCCCAGAGTTAGGCCTCGCTTCGGGCCCACAGAGGTGTAGCAGGAGAATAAACGCAGCCTCGGCTGTCTTGGCGTTCTTTCTGCCCCTGCTGAGGATAGCAAGACGAGTCGGAACCTTGTTATCATAGATGGCATAGAAGTCCTCCCGCTGGTGCGGCGTCAGCTTCAGCGGTTGACCGATCAACTTGCCCTCTGGAACACGGCAGTGCTTCTCCACCCAGGCCATGTTCCTCTCAGCTCTCGTCATCTTCCCATGGCTTCGAGCCTTCACCGGCATCTCTCATAGCTCTCCCTGCGCCCTGTGGCGTGTAGCGCGCCTGGTTTGTGATACGCAACTTGGTCGCCTTGTCTGCAGCGGCGGCGGTTTGCGCTGCGTACATGCGACCGAGGGCCTCGACCTCGCGAAGAACGGTGATCGGGGTCTTCTTGTCGATCTTCCGGGCCTTCAATGCGGCGTGAAGGCGGTCTGCTTCCATGGTGTGGTTGACAAACGACCGCAAAAGTACCTGAGTTGCCGTGGTTTTGAAGAAACCAGGCGCCTCAGACTCTACGATCAGGTCCCACAGAACTACTGCGTCGGGCTCCATATCGGACGGAGCGGGCGGACGCTGATCGTCCGTTACAAGGTTGGCCTTCTTCCTTCTCGCCATAACTACTACCCGCGTGTCTTTGCCACTGTTAGAGCTTTTCCATTTCCAGGAGCCCGGTCGGTCCCCGCCCAAACTCGCCAAACATTCCGACCCACGGGGGCATGGGCACAAATCGCACTGTATCCAATCCGCAACACAGCGTGTCACATACCCAATTCCGACACTGTGCCCAACCCGCAACACGCCGTGACACGCGGGTCACATACCCATTTCCACGCATGATGCCGTCGGGCAACACACTGTGCCCAACGCATCACATTCCAACAATGGGTCGCCAGCACGTCCGCCAAAAAGCGCGACACGCATTGAAGCATGTCGCGCTCGGGGTGGGTCAGACGAGGATCGTTTGCGCGAGTGCGACGTAGCCGGCTTCGACGAGGCGGCGTTTCGCGGCGAGCGCGGCGAGGCGGTCGCCCAGTCGGAACGAACGGCCCTGCTTGCGGGCGCAGGAGGCGAGGTGTTCGGCGGCGGCGAGGGTCATGGCGTGTACTCCATCGCGTGATTGCGATGATGTACACTACCACATTTCCAACGCTACGTCAACGGGAAATCCCGTAATGATCGGCGTATCGACGCAACACGAAGCGCGTCACATACGAACGACGAGCGAAGTCGATGTCGCCCGCAGCGCGAGCGGCGTCTACGATACGGCGGCGTAGTTCACTCATCGCCCATCGCCTCACGGACGACGTCACGCAGCAGCGCAGCGCGGTCGTCAGCGTCACGCAGGCCGAAGCCCTGCATCGTTTCGTCGAGTTCTTCGAGCTTCGCGGCGAGCGAGGCAACGAGGCGGGCGCGGAGTTCATCGTACGTCATGGTCGTCATCCCATCGCGTGAGTGCGATGACGTACACTGCCACATATCCAATCCCGAGTCAACACAAAAAATCCCGAATTTCCCCGTTGACGCGGCCATTGGATTGGGGTACATTACACGTATCGCAACGACGCGATGTTGAAAGGACCCCTGCCATGACCACCACCCGCGAACTCCTCGACCGCTACAACGTTCTCGCCGCCGAGCTCGGTGCGCCGCACCTCAACACGTGGAAGGCCGCCAAGGAAGGCCTGCAAATCCGCGTGAACGACCTCGAGCACCGCGCTCGCATGGCCGCTGCTGCTGCCGCTGTCGCCAACGACACTGTGACCCTCGCCTGCATCGCTCGCGCCATCGGCATCGCCCCGAAGGACGCCCGTGCGAAGGCCCGCCGCCACGCTGACGAGTTCGGCGCCCTCGAAGTCGCCCGCCACACCTACCAGATGAAGAACAAGGACGACGTCATCGCGCTGCTCACCCGCGATCATCGCAAGTCGTAACCGTCACGCATCGCGACAATAAACCCCGCCTTGAGCGGGGTTTTTTGTTGAGCACTCATTGGAAATGCGATACACTGTTTCCATCGCAATTACGCGATGAGGACCGCTGCCATGACCACCTTCGCCATTGAAATGATCCTCGCCGTCGAAGACTATGCGGGCGACTTTGACGAATGCGCCAACGCGACTGACGACGTCATCGCGGCAATGCACGCGCTCGCTGACAGCGAAGGCACGACGTGCAACGTCCTGAGCGTCGAGTTCATCGAGTTTGACAGCAGCAACCCGTCCCACGCTTGCGCCTACTTCGAGGTCGAATATGAATGCGACCGCGACCTCGACGACGTAGAGGATGAATGACCATCACGAGCCCGTGTCGGGAACGTACAAGCAACGCACGCCGCCCATCGAGTCGATGCAGGCCCAGTACGGGCTCGACACGCCGGGCGGTGTCGTCCTGAGCCGCCTGTCGCCGTAGGGCACGAGCACGGTCGAGCCATGCACCTGCACAGCGTACCCGTCAGCAGTCACCTGCACAGCTGCCTCAGCGCAATCGCGCTCGTTGCAGCAGTAAGGATCGAACCACTCGTGACTACCAGTCGGCCACAGGGTTGCCGTCAGCGTCGTGGCCTTTACGAGGCTTGCCATCACGGTCTTCGCGAGACGACTTCTCAGCATGGCACCACCTGCACAGCGATTGAAGCTCACCCGTATAGAACCTGTCCAGATCGCCAGCCCACGGAATGACATGATCGGCATCAGTTGCGGCCGTCGTTACGCCGCGCTCAAGACACCGCCTGCACAGAGGCTCAGTCTCCAGCTGTGCAGAGCGTATCTTCTTCCATGCCCTAGTCTTGTAGGGATTTGCCATCAGCCGAGCGTCAGACACGGTTGCCTCGCTGCAGGATCACTGACGCCAGCGTTATACGCTGATCGGCGCCACATTGTCAACTGCCACCAGTGCCCAGGAGCCATCGTCGAAGTATACCGTGGCAAAACCGCCGACGACCTCAGCAACCTCGCCCTCTCGCAGCAAGTAATCGCCGCTCACCACCACAATTCGCGTGCCTTCGCGCAGCTCTCGCAGAACGCCGCCGACAGAATATCGTTTTACGACTGAGTCTTCGATCAACACTACTTCACCATTACTGGCCAGCAGCTTTCCTGGCCGCTCGTTCATCTCCCACCAGATGTCCAAAGACCCCTCCTCTATGAAGACATATCCCGGGAACATCGGTACAGCGCTGTCCTTCCACTTGCGGATGTGCCGGACATACGTTCGTTTGATCAGCGAGGGCGAGACGTACCCCACCCCAGCTCGCGACAATGCCGCAAGTGCTTCCTTCAAGGGCCGATAGCAGTGCATGACAGCGAACATATCTTCTCACTATCACGTCAAGATATCCGTTTCAATTCCCCGTTTCCTGCCTTACGTTTCTTTAGTCCACAGGAGCAACGCCTCATGATCCTGCTCAAGCACTTGGCCCGCGAGTTCGACATCTCGCCCGCCCGCATCCGCAAACTGCTACGCCCTCACTTCACGCCAACCAACCGGAGGTGGCGATGGGAAGACGAAGACCCACAGCTCACAGCCATCCGCCAGCACTTGTCGATCAGTACCTCCACGCCTCACGGCTCGCGCCACAGTGCGCCTTCGCAACCGTAGACCCACACAACCACATCTTCAGTCACTTAGACGCAGACACACTTCTATGGAGAATTGGCTTCATGCTCGAGCATCCTTTCCCCTCCTCGCCCTCGCGTCCTCCTCGCGTCGGCTTCTACGTCCGCTCTGACGCCAAGAGCGCTCACTTCAACTTCTATGCCATGTACGCAGCGCGTGCCTTCCT